CGCAACTGTTTCATTGTTGAAGAGTTACTATTGCAGTTATCAACGATATCACCTGTCACTTTTAAAATTGGCGTGTTACAAAGTACAGACTCGCTAGCGTTGATTGTTACCTGTGTTGCATTATTCACAGTAATGGGCTGGCCCTTGGCTTCAATAGTGATCCCTGACTCGGTTAATAAGATGTGTAATCCCCACTGGTTATAGAGCACTACTTCTCCGGGATTTAAATTCTTATGTCGATATTTTTTATTGTTGCTGGCAATCACTACAGCACTTGAACGATCCCCACCAAGATAACCAATCACAACGTCAGTACCGGGCGGCAATGCAGACGAGAAACCAAATTCAGCCATCCTTGCTGTATTGTCACGCACTTCAATTGGCGTCTGATACTGAACAACTTGAATGTTTCCGCTATCGCGTGAGGTCTTGATTTTGCCAAGCCCCAACATCATCTCAACCCGGCGAGATAACTTTCTGATTGCATCATTCATCATCTGATAGTCTCTCTCAAAATTGCATAAAACTCATACGGCTGTACTGCGAAAGCCGCTGGCGGCATTAAAACTAATTGCGCTTGCGTGCCGTTATCGCCGTTCCGTGTATAAGTGACTTCCGATAACAGCCATTGCTCATTCTCAAGTCCAAAAATAGGCATATGAATAGGGATCAACGTGTTAGGTTGCCACAGCTTACCGCTGCTATCTCTCCACGAATCGACTGTGACCTTTAACACTTTTGAGCGCCCATACCTGCGGTTCATTTCCCAGTCGATAGATTCTTGCGAGCGCTTTGCTGATATAAGCGTGCTTTCTATGATTGTGACATAGTTCCGGTAGCGCATTTTCTTAGCTTCGGGATCACTAGCTGTTGCTAACGTGACGACATCATAGCCGCTGTCATTGCTCGTCTCGTTCAATCCACTTATAGCAAAAGACAAGCCGGTGTATTCAGAAAACCGCTCATTCATTGAGCTATTGTAATCTGACGTTTCGACATTCTTCCCTTGCTCAATCCCACTAGCCGCTAGCTCTGTACCTACCCTCGTCATAATTAAATTGCCATCAGGCAAATCGTAATAAAGAAGAGCGGCAAAACGAGTAACTCGATCAATCACTTCTTGCGAAGACTCACCCCAGTTCAATGTGAACTGAGGGACAGTTGGCATATCATCAACATCAGAAGTCACTTGAATGTCATACCACTGGGCCAGTTTCTGAGCAATCTGTAGCGGGGTAGCTTGACTAATAACGTTATTAGGCCACTTCGCTGAACAGTCTACTAAGTCCTGACATTTACCCCTACCCGACACTTTTATCTCATGCTTATTTTTGGAAATAGATGGGTTCCAGCTATCTATATAGCCCGTGACCACGCGATCATCACCGAGAAACACTTCGCACTTCTCACCCGGTTCTACAAGCTGCTTCTCATCATTGCCGGGGTAGTAGTCCATCAGCATCAAATCAAAATCGGAGGGTAATCGTTCAATACCTCTCGTCACCCGCACACTGTCCCACCCAAAGATGCGGCGGCCGCCGATGACTAACGAAAGCTCATCACTCTTCATTGTTTCAGCGCCTTAAATTTTACTGGCATGAAAGCCGGGTGAATGGGGGAGACAGCTTGGACTAATTCATCACTGCGTTCCGCATCTTGATAAATCCTGTTAGCAATATTTAGTACAGGTAACACAGAGGGTAAATTAAATTGCGTCAAACGCCCTTTCGCATCTTTCAGCGAGAAACTTTCAACAAATTCATAACGTAGCTGAACAAGAGCCTGAAAAACATCATCAGCCGCCAGATCACCCGCTTTGATAATGGCGTTGTCAAGCGATTCACAAACACGCCGCTGAATTGTTGCGGCTTCGTCACGATTGGCGGGAATGAGTTCACTTGCTGTTTTTGCCATCGCACCGGCAGACAGAACAACAATCAATAATGTGGTGGCTTCTGCTACGTCACGGTCTACATTGCTTTGCTGATATTGTGTATTTTTAAAGCTGGCAAGATTTTCAAATACCCGCACTTTCTCAGTCGTGCTGCCCGTTGTATTAATGATTGCATTGATAACTAATTGCACGCCACCCGCCAACCCCTCAATAGAGTTAGCGCTGTTAAGCTGTGAGAGGGCTTTTGATATTGCCTCTCGTCCCATCACAGCCGAAGCCATTTTTTCATTAACTACATTTTTATAGTTTTCACTGTCATTATTTCGCAGTACAACGCCCGTTGCACCGGAGACAGAGCCGCCAATCTTGCCCCGACTGTAACGCCCGTAACGTTTACTACCGAACGTGGAATTCAACATGTCACTGAGATTTGTCACTTCATCGATTGATGACTGCACCATCTTTTCCCAAAAATTAATGGTCTGTTTGATGGTTTTAACAGCCTGGGTGACAGTGCGGATCTCGCCTTTTACCATTGAAATGAATTTGGCGGCTGTCGTTGTAGCCGTTCTGAGCCAATTAGCATTCACTTTACTGTCTGCCGCCGTGCTGTTTGTAATAGCAAAAACTTTGAGACCGGACTCAATCACTGTGAGAGTGAACTCAAACACCCGGCCATTGTCGGCACTTTCATTTACACGCAGGCCCGACTCAGTGACGCTGACAGTTAATTCGCCAAGCGTGGGGTGAATCAGCGTCCCGCTAACACCCTCTTCACATGCTGCAACCAGATTATTACGTTGCGTGATCACATCCGGTGCGGAATACACTTTACTGTCTTGAATGATAAAGCCACGAAGGGTTATCTTTCGGCTACTACGGCCAAGATCCTCGATCCAGGCTGTATCACGATAAGGGTATTCATGCACCGCTTGCCGTCTGCCGAAAACGCTTTCACCTGATACTACGGCAAATGGTACCCCCCGGAATGATGCCGGGTGTAAATGTTCCGACCACTTCCATTCTTGGCCCTGTCCCAAGAAGGCGGAAATAGCATCTTTAATCAATGGCATATCACCACCTATGGTTATTTCCAGATGTAAAAAAACCGCAATTAAGCGGCTTAGTAAATAATGGGGTTGTTAAATTAAATCCAATGAAATCCTTTAGCCATTAAGCCAGCTAATCCAAGAGCTACAGCAATTATCGCACCAAATAACAGGCGGAAGTCTGTACGCGCATCACTTTTCATTTCCTTAAAATCTGTGCGTGTATCTTTTTTCATTTCCCGTACGTCAGCTTTCACCTCGTCTATAGATTTTTTGATGTGTTCAACATCTGACTCAAGCCTCGCCACACGAGCTTCTAACATATCATCACCTCCACCGCCGCCATCATACCCAGCATTTTTTCGCGATAACGCGCTCCATCGGTTAGTATAAACTACATTTGACTCCCTTCTACTAACAAGCATGTCTATTTCTCCCCTTGCTTTTTATTCACCCACTCCGTGATGACACGAGCTGAGAAGAAAAATTCATACCCACAGTTTATACATGCTATCCTGAAATGGTAGTTATCAGGGTCTACTTGTGGTCTCATCCCGACGTGATTGATCCTAATGGGCACAAGAAAAGAGGGCAATGACTGCTCTACATCCTCACCTTCTTCTGACACGATAATAGGTGTAGTCTGAGGGATGGCAATGTCTGTTTGATGACAAATAGCACAAGTTATCGATGATTTTAACTTTTCATTCAAAAAATCAGCAAACATATCCGGCGTTATCGCCTTTAATGCTTCCAACAACTCTGCTTCACTTTTGTATTGTTGCGTCATATTGATTACCTCAGTCATAGCTATACATTAAACCACTGACTAATAAAAGAACACAACTGAATTTATTTACAGTGCCATCCTTGGCTTATTGGTTAAGCTGGCAACATAGCCACGTCTAGAATTTTCATGAGGTTTTCTTTCACAAACTGACTGCGCTCGCTCTCATGAATGATGAAAAATCCACGACTTTCCAATATATTCACAAAAGTGTCCACGCTCTCAACAATCCAGCCGGACGGTACTACTTTTGCATCGGTCAAAGTTCCATTTTCGTATGTGAATAGGACTCTGCCGCTGATTTGGCTCATATCCACTATAGGAGCTCTCTCTTTCTGACTGAAATAACAATCTTCCAGTTTTTCGAAAACATCCCAGGCTTGATCTGTTTCTAACATCTTGGCGTGACGAGCTGCTCCGCGTTCGGTCCAAAGTATTAAGCTGCGGGCACGTTTTGCGACTGACTGACTTCCTGTCAGTCTGTTCTTTAATTCTTTTAAATCAGAACCTTCAACTTTGAAATAATGTTTACCCTGAGTAAAGCGATCACTGTTTCGTTTGAAGTTTTGCTGAATGTTGTTGATTTCAGTTCCATACAACTCAGCAAGTAATTCAGTTGTGATTACCGGTACGCTATTGTGTACAACTTGAGGTAGTGACTGCACAGATAAATTGCTCATGCCGACACCTCGCTAACCAATAATTCAGTATTTATTACTAATTCACACTGATATGAAATTTGTGTCAGAGTGATACCATTAATGACAAGCTGGTTTGCATCTGTTAAATTATCCATGCAATTTACCTCGTTTGGTAAGTGATAACTAGAAGCCCTAACTGTTGCCGCAGTTGGGGTTTCACTCTTTTTAGTTAACAACAATATCATCTTGTTACTCCCATGAAATTAGTCGTTTTTGTTACAATACTTCAATCTATTGTTTTGCTTTGATATTTTCTTTTAAATTCCAATATCAAGCAATTTAACTATCCCGAAACTGGGAATAATCTCCCAACTTAGCCGTCCGTGGCCTTAAATCCTTAAGCTACTTCAACACCGTGGATCAAATGTTTAAGTGCCTTGATGCCGTTCTCGTTATAACGAAATGCCTCAACTTGTTTATTAGAGTGGGCGGATTTATCCAGGAAGAACTTCCCGTATTGCTCGGTTTTCAGATTGTTATCATTAGCAATCCGCCCGATTTTGTTAGCTGACAGATCCAGCATCTTTCCTACTTCACCAGCCGTGTAATATTTCTCTTCCAATACAGGGAGAGGAATCACATCTTGACCAATCAAGGGATTAATCACCGATGCTGCCAGCGTCTGTTTAGCCAAGTGATCCAGGTTCGGCAAAAGCATATTTAGTCTTTCAATCGAAGCTATGTTTTTTTCAAGAGCAACAGACTTCAACTGCTCTGCTTTAGCAAGTCGGTATTCAGGTAATCCTGATTGACTTTTAACCGGAGCAGCAGCAACCAACTTTCCAGAACGGTAATCAATGAAAGTTTGGTTAACCTGCAAGCGGAACTTTGGAGAGATCCACCCAGCATACTCAACGGCCAAAAGCTCGTGGGCGAAAGTGCCGGGATTCACCCCGCCTTTTCGCACCTTGAGCACTTCTTGACCTAAGGCGGAATTCTGCCTTAACTCTTCAACAAGCTCCAGAGCTTGTTTTGTGTCGAGCCAGGTCTTGGGTCGTTTGGCATCTTTACCACCACTCGCTTTGTGCAACGCATTTAGGTTGAAACGACCTTCTGAGTCTGTAGTGATTTCGACGCCAGCGATGACAGGAAGGTTTTTATTTGTTACATTGTTCATGTTGGTTCCCTTGATAGTTGCTAACATTAGAGACCTCAGTCGTTGGCGCGGCTGGGGTTTTGCTTTTATTGCACTGCATGCTTCCTTTGCCCTATCACCCTATTCATTCGATCCTTCAAGATTTTCACAATTTCAGCATTCAAAGAGCGACCGCTCTTATCGGATTCTTCTTCGTACCATTCCCTGATCTCTTGCGGCATCCTTAAAGGATATGGGGGTATTCTTTTGTTGTGACTCATAATGATTCCTTTTTTCTCCTTAATATCAACTTAACATAGCCAAATGATGGATCATAAGGACTCACTTGTCAAACATATATTTGCTATCTACACTGCCAAGTAGTGAGTCTAAAGGAGTCAATATAATGTCACGCATAGCACCATACCCTTTACGAATGCCGCCAGAATTAAGAAAGGCATTAGAAAAAAAAAGCTGAAAAATCAATGAGAAGCCTCCAGCAAGAGGTCATCTACCATATTGAAATGTCATTACAGATAGAAAACCTTCTCGCATCTGCACCACCAGCATCAAATGATGCTTATACACGGATAGCTAAAGCATTAAGACTGGAAAAAACAGTTGAAGAAAAAGATAAAGAAATTGAAAAATTAAAAATGCAAGTCAGTCTTTTAGCTGAATCAACTAAAATCTCGGATATGGCGAAATTCGATATTATTCAACAAAATGTTGAGTTCATAAAATCAGCTATAAGAAAAATAGAAAATGCAATACCGCCTGAACCAATCACATTAACCAACAAAAAAGCCCCATAAGGGGCTTACTGTGAGCCAGTTCCTGATCCATATCGTTTTTCCAGATTGATCACGGTCTTATATATATCATAAGAATATATTTTGAATTCACCATCTATGGCCAAAATTATGTGAGCATCTTCTCCCCGAGGGTAAACAATAGCTTTGTCTTGGTCTAGAATGGAAAATTTCATAATAGGAATGCTCTCCCCGTTTCCATTCTTAGTCAGCGTCAAAAAATCAGTATATTTATAACAGAGCGTACCTTTATTTTCATAAAATCCATTAATATTAAAGTGACAATCAGGACGCAATAAACCAAAAGCAAAAGGAACGCTGATAGGGATACCAATTGCTAATACACGCATTGTTGTTCGAAACGCTGTTTTCTTTCTTTGAAAAGATAAACAAAATGCAATTGCAAATAAAAAAACAAGCGTTACCATAATTTGCCAAATAGACACAAACACCTCTCATCCAAATCAAATGACCAATCATTATTCAGGTGCTTGACGAAATCAAGGTTAAACTACTAAACAACATTAAGATCGCTCTAAGACGCTCTTGCCATGTGATTAAGGATATTGCATTGATGTTGTTACCCGGCCTCCGGTTTTTGCATTAAATTGCTGCCGCTCTCCGGTCTTGTTGCTGACAATTGTGATTTCTACCTGGAGTTTGTTTTCACCAATCGCTGATTGAATGGCGTCGGCTATGTTCTGAGCAAGCTCGCTATTATTTGCTTGATTGGCAAAAATAGAGGGAGGTCTTTTGTCTGATTCAGGCAGCACAGGTTGATTAATCATACGCTGTTGATTTAGATAATATCTGTCACGCAAACCCTGCCAGCGCGGGTCAAAGATGGCAGCGGTTATTGCATCCGTGATCTCCTGCTTACTGAATGGCTGTTGACCATGATTTTCTTGTTTAATCATTGCCACCATCAGATTTTCAAGTACTTTTGGGTCGTGCATATCTAACTGTTGATTGGGAAGAAAGCCTGTCTCGTTTGAGACAAAGTTAATATATGCTTGGGTATCATTTCTATCTACACCCCCGGCCGGTGCATAAGTGCTGATTGTGCTATTAACAGTATTCTTTCCTCTATCGCCGTTCAGCATTAACTGACGAGCCAATGCAGAGAGTCCATCATGATTATTACCGAACTTGACAAATGTTCCATTTTTTCCTTGTACATATCCAATACCATTTGGAGCGTCACGCACATTTCCCGGATTTTTAATTCTCAAGCCAAACGAATCCTTTACTGGTTTTCCGTAAGAATCGGGATATTTTGGAGGTTCTATTTTCGCTGGTTCTGGGATTTTTTGGGGCCGGGGAATACCATCTTTTATTTTATCAGCATTATGCCTGCGCTTTTCTTTTTCCCATTCCGCACCAAATCGATCATTAATCTTTTTCTCTAAATCTTTATCAGGCTCACCCCACTGTAAAGAATATCTTTCTCCAAATGAAAGACTTTTCATGAACTTGACATCGTTTAACGCCCTATCGCGCAAATCGCCTTTTTTGTAACCACTAAAAAGAGTATCGGAATAGGCTTCCCGCTTTTCTGCCTGTTCCTTCATATAATCATAACCATCTCCTAATGCGAAATTAGCAAACGCAATTTTAGCTCGATTCATTATTCCTTCAAGGCGGGCGTCTAACTCATTTTTTTTTATCATTATATTGGTTTAATTTATCATTATCGGCTTGTGACCTAGTTAACCCATCTCTATCGGCCTTACTCAATAGTTCTTGATATGTTTCTGGTCCTTTACGCGCCAAAGCCAACCCATTCTCATCCAAGCCAATTTTTTCAGCAATGGTATTTTGAACATCGGACGGATATTTCTGCATAGCCTTGACGACTTCTGGAAAAGTCTTGTACACATCAATCGTTCCGTGATCATTTTCATAGAGAGGAACCCCCATCTTTGTTAATTCCGCTCTGGCTTCTTTCCGTCTTCCTTGCAATGGATGGTTTAAAATCCCATAAAAGCCTTCTACTGATTTTTTAGCATCATCAGCGCTAATACCAAGGTATCTCATTGCCCCGGCTATTCGAGTGAAATCAGGAACATTCATTGCTGAATTTTTAGCTGCAACATCAAAATCATAGGCTTCTTTTCCCATATCATTCATTAACTGAAAGCCTTTTGATATACCACTAGCCGCCATTCCTATACCGCCAATTTTCGCTCCTATCCCGGCGTATTTTGTCGCAAGTTCACCGACATTTTTAAGTGGTGGCACAATATCACCGATATGCTGAACGTTATCTTTGGCATAACGTGACATATCACGTAACTTTGTACCAAGTACATCCACCCCGTCAGTGGATTCAGATCCCCCAAATTTCAGACCTTCTTTGGTTTTCGCTAAATTGGGATTGAGACTATTCAACTTTGCATTGATTTCATCAATAACTTTCGTAACATTTTCATCAGCGTTTAGCTCAAAATCGAAAGCGTTAGCCATTAGTTCGCTCCTTTATTCGGTTAGCTTGTTCAACCCACCATTCAAGCCGTGATCGAGTTAAGAGCCACGCATCACGTGGCCCCCAACGATAGTGGAATGTGACGTCAGCGGCTAATTGCTGCCAGCTATCGAGCGCTTCGAGTCCAAAAAACCTAAAAGGAACTCCTGACACTGATGAAAATCACTGATAGCCATTTTCTTCAATACTGATTCCGGGATGCCTGATACTAAAGAGAGCAATAGACGCATAGCAGCAATTGAATGATTTGATTTGTTCTGCGCTTCATAAAACTGTTCAACTTGAATCAATACCGGCTCTTTCAAATCAATCTGCTCGTAGCGGACTTTACCGTCATTGCTTTCAATTGGGGTGTTTAATACGATAGTTTTAGTGGTTTCTAACATGTTGATTCTCCAAAATTAATTTTCTGTTACTGAAGTGCCTTCCCAGCGCACTTCAAAAGTTGCATCTTCACTATTGACTTCCTGTGTGTTAACCGTCCACATGCCCTCGCCAATAATTGTCTTGCCGTTCGCAATCTCAGCCACGATAGTGACGTTAGTCTGATTATTGAAATCAGCGACAGTTGTTCCGCCACTGTCCCGGACTTTGCATGAGATGAAACCCGCTTGCGGCTTCTCTTTGTAGCCGTGTACGTAGTCCATCCCTGTAAGGGTTTCGCGGGTGACAATCGAGGGACTCCACGTAAAATCCCCCGCGACCATAATACTGATGCCGTCAACGGTCACATAAGCGGTACCCGCGAGCCGTTTTGATGTATTTGCCATGTTTACCTCTTATGCTGCCGGTTGTAAGCGGAACTGATTAAGTAGCGCAAAAACACGCAACTGATTGATCAATGTACCGGTCCATAGAACATCTACCCGGTTCGGGTTCTGTGCATTGATATCGACAATCAGCCCTTTTGCAAAGCTCTTCGAATCCTGTACATAGCCGTTGTATTCCAAAGTACGATACTGCGCGATCAACTCAGCACGGATGACATTCGGGGTCACAATTGCCGAGCCGGGCGCATAGCGGCTGGCGTCCTTCACTAGCTTCATGCGAGCAAATTTGCTCGTGATTTGCGTCCGAATATAGCGTGTGACGTACATCAGCAAGTACAACGTTTCAACTTCCAGATAGCTGTCATCGTTATCACCGAAGCTATTTTTCTGATATGTCGTGATGATGTTTTCGACTTGGATTGTGCCGTCATCTGCAACAGTAAACGTTGAAATTCCGCTATGTAACAGATTGTTACGTTCAATCAAATCAAGTTGGTCCTCTGATGCGGGTGCCAGCACACCACTTACAGGTAATGTTTGTAATGGCCTACCGGGATCATTGCGCAAACTGGGTGCGATTGCGCCAGTCAACGCAGCGGCCCAAATGTAATTCGGGGATGGGGAATTAGTGACTCCCAACAATGTTTCATGCTGATAATTTCTTTGCTCACCGAAGCTAGCCAACTCCCCGTATGCCCCGTTTATGGTGCCATAAGAATGACCGTAAAGTTGCTGTTCCCATGACCATCTACCGGTTGTATCAGACAAAAACGCTTTCACATCATCTAATGACGCTGTGTCAGTGTATGGATTCGCAATAAAATCAAATGAACGGTCTTTGAGATTACCCAATGCGTTTTTGAGATCTGGCGCTCCTGCACCGCCTGTCATTTGAGTTATTTTCAGTTCCATACCTGCGGGAGTAAATTCTCCCCCGGCCTGACCTCTGTAATTTAAACGCAAATCGATGCTATTTCCTGCTAATCCCTTATTTTTAGCGGTTAAAGTCACTGTGTCCGCAGAGTCAAACACAACTGTCGCAGTGACCGGCAATGTCACTTTTTTGTTAATCGCGTCTGACAATGCAGTAGCGACTTGCTCTGCTTTATCTGTTGCAACTACAGTGATCTGCACACGTTGACCGCCGACATACAGCGAGATAATCCCGGTGTCCGTCGCTGGACTGGAGACTTTTACACTGCCTTTCGCTGCAACCATGCCATCGGCATCACTCAGGGGTAACACCCAGATTTCGGCGGCTTGGTCATTGGCGAAATAAGCTTCGGTCATGCCATGAAGCATAGAGCCGTTACCGAACAGGCCCGCGACTTGGGCGGCAGAAGAGATACGTTCCGGGATATCCGGTTTTGCTGTAGACGTACTCAACATCTGACCGATGATCAGTGTGCGCTGTGTCGCAATTGCGCTGTTCGCCATTGAGTTGTCGAATTCGACATAAAAAAGCGGTGCCCGGATATTGTTGGGCACACGTGAAAAGGGTACGGCCATTATTCATTCTCCTTGACTGCCGCCTTTTTAACTGCTTTTTCGGGCTGACATATTTCAACGTCACCGTCTTTTACGCGACGATGCCAAAACAGGCTGTCTTGTACTTCTGTACAACCTTCGGGCAAAAAGATGCCCTTTACGGGATCGCGTACACGCCTCCCGACAACGGGTTTTACAAACATGGGTTACTCCTGATTAATTTGGAAAATTAATTCGAAAATGAGGTTCGGGGGTGCCGTCTGGCATGGCGACTGTGACGTCGATTTCGTCAAGTTCGGCTGCTTCGATTTCGTAGAAATCTTCCGGCCCCTGGTAATATTCGATGTCTAATTCCATCAATAGTTGTGCTGTATGGCCCTCGCCACTGGCATCAATACCAATCGTTGAGCGAACTTGGGAAAATTGCTGAATCTGCCGTGTCAGTTCATAGCTATTAATGACTGCCCGCTCTATCTGTTCGCGTAACCGTTCGAGAGATTCTTCGGCTTTAACTGCGCCATCGTCTTCCACTTCGCTGTCTAACTCTTGTAGACGCCCGGTAATACGTACTGTCGTAACCGTATTGAATTGTGGCGCGTTACGTCCCAGTGAGTTTTTGACGTCAATCGGTGTCTGCACAAGAATGACGGGATACATATCTTCTGTTGTTGACCAGTCGCGCGGAGAATAAACCCGCGCGACTGCATCGGTCTTATGTTTGAGCGAGTCAATGACTAACGCCCGAATACCTGCCGCGTTCATGATTTCACCCTGTTAAGAATAAGTTTTGTTCCGCCGTGGCTGTCTGGCTGAGTATCTGCCACGGCAAACAAAGTATTGACGGGAGCACCACCAACTATGCCAACAAATACCCGATCCCCTTTTTTTGGCGGTGCCTGAAACTCAATGTCGCGCACCCCAAGCACAGGAGAAGTTGTATTGATGGTGCTAGTGTCATCTAATGATTCGACTGTTTGAGTGTAGGCCCGATCAAAGATGCCGTTGATCGTGTAACGAGCGCCGCTTGCGGGGCGGTATTCAACCGGGTCCCCAAACACATCATGCAGCGGTGCTAATAAATGTTGGTCCCAATTGATCCCCATCATCAAACCTCATGACTGATTTTAACGCCGTCATTAACTGTCACTGAGGGGCCATTTTGAGCAAGTGCCTGTTGCCGCAGCTTGTTAACGTCAGCAACAACCCCCAGTTCAATCAAACGTTCTGCATCTTCTGGACTGAGAATGAGTTGCACGAACTCTTTATATTCCTTGCCATCGTGTTTAACTGTCTGGCCTTTCAGCACAACGACAATTACCTGGTCATCAGAAAGATTTTCATCGTCGGCATCAGGAACAGTGGAAGAAGATTCCACCGTTTCTATCTGAG